ATATGACCAAGACGAGATCGAAGAGAACATCTCCAGCACCGACCTAGATAGCAATGACGAGTATTTGGCGCGTCAGCCTCTGAGTACCAGCATGGGCGCTGGTGACAGTATGAATCCTATGCAACAGCGGGTTTTGTATGTCGAGGCGTATATGCGTATTGACTTTGATGGTGATGGCATACCTGAGTTGCGGAAGATCTGTTGCATGGGTTCGGGCTACACCATGGTGCGGAATTTACCCGCGAGCTATATCCCATTTGTGGACTTCCCTTGTGATCCAGAGCCACACACATCACCACTTGAGGCTATGTCGATCTTTGACATCACGCATGACATTCAAGAGATTAAGTCCGAAATCATGCGAAATACGCTGGATTCGCTGGCTCAGTCAATACACCCGCGCACAGCAATTGTTGAGGGTCAGGTCAATATTGACGATGTGCTAAACAACGAGACTGGCGCCATCATCCGCATGAGAGCACCAGGCATGGTACAGGCGTTCAGCTCCCCATTCGTTGGACAAGCCGCATTCCCCATGCTTGAGTACATGGACCAGATGCGCGAAGACCGCACCGGTATGAGCAAGGCGGCAATGGGTTTAGACCCTGATGCGTTGCAGTCCACCACCAAGGCGGCGGTAACTGCCACTGTTAGCGCCAGCCAGTCAAGACTTGAGTTGCAAGCTCGCATACTAGCCGAGGGCATGAAGAAACTCTTTAAGGGTATCTTGTATCTGATGACCACCCACCAAGACAAACCCCGAATGGTGCGTTTGCGGAATGAATGGGTGCAGATCGACCCTCGCGTTTGGGATGCCAGCATGGATGTCAACGTCAATATTGGCTTGGGCAATGGCGACACTAACGAGAAGTTGGCGGCACTGAACATCATCATGCAAAAGCAAGAGCAGATCATGGGTCAGTTTGGGCCAATGAATCAGATCGCCTCATTGCCTATGTACATCAAGACACTGCAAAAAGCCATCGAATTGTCGGGCTACAAGGACGCATCCAGCTACTTCAATACGTTGCCTGCTGACTTTCAGATGCCTCAAGAGCAACCCAAACCGACACCCGAAGAGGTGTTGGCTCAAGTGCAGGCGCAGTCAATACAGGCCGACATCCAAAAGAAAGCGGCAGAGCTGGAGTTGCAACGCGAGAAAATGGTCAGGGACGATGATTACCGAAGAGATCAATTGGCGCAGGACTTACTGCTCAAGAAGTATGAATTAGAGTTAAAGTATGGGACACAGATTGGCACTGCTGAGATTGACGCTCGGCAGGCTATGGACAGAGAGGCAATGCGCCAGCAGACGGCGCTTGTACAGAATGCGGTGCAAGCCGCAGGCCAAGTGCAAGCACCGCCAGTGGCGCAAGTGCCACCCCCCATCAACCTTAATGGAATGGTTCAATGAACGAAGAACAAGTAAGAAAAGGCCGCAAGTCAGAGCAGTTCATGCAGGATGAAGTATTTGCAGCGGCCTTGGAAAAGATGCGTGGAGATTTGCACTGGGAGTTTGAGAACAGCAAACCCGAAGAAGCTCCAAAACGTGAAGTCATTTGGGCGCAATTGCGTGCCATAGAGAATTTCAGAAATGAGATGGCAAAAATGATCGACAACGGCAAGGTGGCGCAACGCGCCATTGAGCGCGCATCCAAAACTCTTGTTTAAATAGGAAAATAGACCATGCAGACAGTAGCACCAACGCCAGCAGGCAGTGCAGTACAAGGTCCAATGAACATGGCTGAAGCAGCCAATGCACTTGAGGGATTGCTGCCCGATGAGGGACAACAGCAAGATCGCGAGGCGCAGTTGCCCGATGAGGGCGCGGCGGTAGACGAGGAGTTATTAGCAGACGCAGACGCAACTGATAACGAAACAGATGCCGAACAATCCGAGTTGGATGAAGACACCGAGGAGCAAGAGCAGCCACAGATCTTCTCCGTCAAAGTTGACGGCAAAGAAGTTGAAGTGACGCTGGAGGAGCTTCAAAAGGGATATTCAAGGACTCAGGATTACACACGCAAAACGCAGCAAATTGCCGAGGCGCGAAAGCAGACCGATGGTGAGTTGCAGGCAGTGCGTGCCGAGCGAGAACAGTACGCTCAGTTATTGAGTGCGTTGGAAGCACAAGTTCAGCAAGTGGCGCAGCCAAACATTGACTGGGATCGTCTTTATAAAGAAGACCCTATTGAGTGGGTAAGGCAGCGCGAGGTGATGCGAGACAACCAAGACAAGGCGGCGGCTATTCAAAGCGAAAAGCAGCGCCTTAATCAGTTATCTCAGCAGGAGCAAGCACAGTTCATGCGGCAGAAATTACAGCATGAGCAGGAGGCTTTATTGGCGGCTATTCCAGACTGGAAAGACGCAAAGAAAGCTCAAGCTGAAAAGGCTTTGCTTGTTGAGTTCGGTCAAAAGATCGGATTCACACCAGACGAGCTGAAGAGTGTGGTGGATCACAGGGCGGTCTTGATGTTGCGTAAGGCGGCACTCTACGACCAGATGATGTCCAAGCGGGGCAACATTAAGCCAGTGACCAACAACGGCCCTCGGCCTGCCAAGCCTGGTGCAGCGGGAAGAGTCTCAAATTCAACTGAAGCAGTTCGAGCACAACAGCGCGTCGCTAAAACTGGCCGTGTCGATGACGCGGCTAATGCAATCTTTCAACTTTTGAAATAAGGAAAAATCATGGCCATCGTAAGTAACACGTTCACGACATACTCTGCAAAGGGTATTCGTGAAGATTTGAGTAATGTGATCACAAACATTTCTCCCGAAGAAACACCATACCAGTCCAACATTGGACGCGAAACCATTCAAAACACTTTGTTTGAATGGCAAACAGATGCACTCGCTGACGCTGCTGCTAATGCACAGCTTGAGGGTGATGACGTTGGCACATTCGACTCAGTTGTTGCAACTGTCCGTCTGACTAACTATGCTCAGATTTCACGCAAGACTATTGTCTTGTCAAATACTGAAGAAGTAGTAAATAAGGCAGGCAGACGCTCAGAATTAGCATACCAAATAGCTAAACGCGGTAGCGAGCTAAAGCGAGACCAAGAATTCATCATGTTGAATGGCGGTATCGCTGTCGCTGGTAACACTACCACAGCTCGCGTGACTGCCTCCTTGGGCGCGTTTGTCAAAACAAACACTGACAAGCAGACCAACGGCACTGACCCTAGCTACAGCACACTGCCAAACAGTGCTCGCACTGACGGCAACGTGCGTACTTTCACTGAAACCATTCTCAAGAGTGTGATTCAAAAAGTATGGTCGGCTGGCGGCACACCAAAAATCCTGATGGTTGGTCCTGTTAATAAGCAACGCGTTTCTGGTTTCGCTGGTATTGCATCTTCACGCTTTAATATTAATGGCGGAGAAAAACCTGCTACTATAATCGGCGCGGTTGACCTTTATGTAAGTGATTTCGGTTCAATTTCCGTAATTGCGAACAGATTCCAACGCGAGCGTGATGGCTGGATCATTGATCCTGAGTACGCAAAGATGACTGTCCTGCGTCCTTACCAACAAGTCGAGTTGGCGAAGACCGGTGATGCCGAAAAACGCATGCTGCTCATCGAATTCGGCCACAAGGTATTGGCAGAAAACGCTCATGGTCTGTGTGCAGACTTGATCACTTCTTAATCAACTGAGAGGAAAAAGGGGAGGAGAAATCCTCCCCTTATTTATATGGAAAAACGATTTTTTGATGCAAGCCCCGACAAAGGGATCACTCGCACTTGGCACTACAACGAGGACACTGATGAGGCAACGATTCAGACCACTCAAGATTTGACTGCTGTCATTGAGGCCAACAAGCGCGACTTTGCTATGACTGACAACAAGGCAAACTGGAAAGGCGAGTGGCATCATGTTGCCAGCATTCCTGAGACTGTCTACTTTAAGTTGAAAGCAGAGGGCAAGTTGGATGATCAGGCTTACATGAAAAAATGGTTGAATGATCCTGACAACAGGTTTTTTAGAGTAAGGGCAGGAGAAGTATGAACTACGTTGCAGTCTGCACCCCAGCGCGGGACATGGTTCACACCAACTACACCTATTGCATGGTCAACATGGTGGCGTATCACACACTCAACACCACTGACGCCGTGTCACTAAAGATACTGCAAGGCACACTGATTCAGAATCAACGTGCTGACTTATGTCTTGATGCAATGCGTGAGGGTTGTAGCCATATCCTGTTTATTGACTCCGACATGACATTTCCACAGGACATGATCCAGCGACTGCTGGCGCATGATGTGGACATTGTTGCAGCCAACTGCGCTAGACGCAGGATGCCAACAGGACCCACAGCGCAGAACTATGACGAAAATGACAAGCGCCAGCCTGTCTATACCATGCCCGAATCAACTGGACTTCAAGAGATTGGCTCTGTTGGTACTGGCATCATGATGATCAAGCGCAACGTCTTTGAGGGCATGACAGAGCCTTGGTTTGATATGCCTTGGCAGACAGGTACTCGCGGCTATATGGGCGAGGATGTGTTCTTTTGTAAGAAGGCTCAAGAGCTTGGTTTTAAGGTGTATATTGATCACGATGTGTCCAAAGAAATTGGACATATTGGCACGTTTGAATTTAGACATGACCACACTTGGATAGTCAAAGAAGAGATGGAAAAAGAGGCAGTCTAATGGCACTTACTACATACACTGAGCTTAAGACTTCAATTGCGGATTGGTTAAATCGTACAGATTTGACAACCACTATTCCTGACTTCATCTCTTTGGCAGAGGCTCAAATTGAACGTCAGTTGCGTACACGCCAAATGCTGACACGAACAACTTTGACAATTGCCGCAGAGTTTGTGTCAACGCCTGCTGACTTCTTGGAGATCAGGGCGCTGAAGCTGACCAGCACAAATCCAATCACACCCTTGACGTTTATGACAATGGACTCTTTGGATGAGCAGTCAACGATAGATATTGGCAGTGGCAGACCTAAGTATTTCACTGTTGTTGGCAGTGAGTTTCGTTTTGTGCCCACACCAGACGCATCGTACACATCAGAGATCGTCTACTTTACAAAACTTAGCAAGCTGTCCTCAAGCGTATCAACCAATTTTCTTTTAACGTCAAGTCCTGACGCGTATCTATATGGTTCACTTTTACAAGCTGCGCCATACCTACAAGATGATGCGAGAATTCCAGTCTGGACAACACTTTATGAGCGTGCGTTGAGTGATTTACAGGTGGCCGATGACCGAGGGGCGACTTCCGGTGGAAAACTTTTAACCCGCGCAAAAACTTTTGGTTAAGGATTAAAAATGGCAGATACCACCACCACCAACCTACTGCTGACCAAGCCAGAGGTTGGCGCCAGCTCAAACACTTGGGGTACAAAGGTAAATACGGACCTCGACTTGGTCGATGCGTTATTCGCAGCGGCTGGTACAGGTACTAGCGTGGGACTTAATGTCGGCGCTGGTAAGACGCTGGCAGTTGCAGGCACGCTGACGGCGACAGGCACAACAAACCTGACATCACCGGCAGTCACCACCGGCCTTACAACGCCATCAACTACCTTTGCCTTGGTCAACACCACGGCGACCACAGTCAACCTTGCTGGCGCGGCTACTGCTTTGAATCTTGGCGCAGCCACAGGCACTCTGACTGTTGCCAACACGACCTTGGCGGCCAAAGCGATTACAGCCAGCACAACTCTGGCGGTGACAGGTACATCCACACTGACAGGTGCGGTTACTGCAACGGCAGGCGTGACAGGTCCAATCACATCAAGTTCTGCAACGATTACTGGCGGCACGATTACAGGCATTACCGATCTGGCGGTGGCTGATGGTGGCACAGGTGCTTCTACGGCAGCTGGTGCGTTGAATAATCTTTTGCCATCACAAACATCTGCCGCCAGCAAGTACTTGCAGTCTGACGGCACTAACGCATCTTGGGATGCGGTAAGCCTCTCAACTGCTGACATCACTGGAACACTAGGTGTAGCTAACGGCGGTACTGGACAGACTAGCTTCACAGATGGTCAATTGCTGATTGGCAACAGCACTGGTAATACGCTGACCAAGGCATCTTTGACTGCTGGCTCTGGTGTGACCATTACGCCAGGCGCTGGATCAATTCAAATTGCGTTTACAGGACCAGGCGCTGGCTCAGTGACAAGCGCAAGCGTAGTGACTGCTAATGGATTTGCAGGGACAGTTGCAACTGCTACATCAACACCTGCTATTACCCTTACAACATCTATTACAGGTGTTTTAAAAGGTAACGGCACTGCAATTTCTGCTGCCACTTCTGGTACTGACTACTTAGCCCCTCCCTCTGGAACTGCACTTCTTAAAGCCAATTCTGGTGGCGCATTGGCTAATGCTACTGCGGGTACAGACTATGTAACTCCAACAGGCACAGAAACGCTAACCAACAAAACGCTGACATTGCCAATTATTGCAACCATTAGCAATACTGGCACATTAACGCTACCAACCAGCACAGACACATTAGTAGGTAGAGCAACAACCGACACATTAACTAACAAGACTCTAACTTCACCGACTTTAACAACTCCTGTACTTGGTACACCATCAAGTGGCACTTTATCCTCATGCACAGTCGATGGCACAAACAAGGTAGGCTATCAAAATATTCCGTTATCGGGCACTAAAACAGCAAGCTACACGCTTGTTGCTGGCGATGTGGGTAAATTTGTTATTCTTGGCACAAGCGGCACAATTGTGATTCCAGCCAGCATATTTGCAGCTGGAGATGCAATCAGTATTATGAACAACACAACAGGATCAATTGCTTGTACTTGCTCCGCAATTACTACTGTTTATAAAGGCGGTACAGATACAAATATTTCTGCCACAGGATTTAGCGTAACAACCCGAGGGGTCTGCACAATCTTGTTTGTTACCACAACAACCGTGGTTATAACTGGTAACTTAGCATGAGTGGGATTATGCTTAATGTGGTTGGTGGTAGCTATACATCCGTCCCCGGTGCACCTACGATTGGTACTGCTACAGCCACATATGTTACAACAGCAACTGTTGCATTTACTCAACCAGCAAGTGATGGTGGGTCTGTTATTACATCGTACACAGCAACATCAAGCCCCGGCGGTATTACTGGAACACTAA